ACTAGTACGAAATTCTATAGGCTTTATAGAGAGTTCTCTAAGAAGCAGATAATGGGCGATAGAGATTATTGTGTTATTCAGGTTGATTGCGATGTCGTTCTGAATCCGACAATACACGGAGAAGCCGTTAATGCCCTTTTGTCTCGTAGTACAATTGAATCGGAAATGCAAACAAACCCCGAAAAGGCACGTCGCGAGTATTACTGTCAGTTCACTTCTGATGCGGGTGCGGCCGCCATTATTAAACGTGGCGTTATTGCTCGAAATAGTGAAACGAGAGTTCCTTTGTTGTATAACGATACAAATGATAAAAAATTTGTTATATGTTACGACCCTGCTCGTAGTCGAGATAACAGTATTATTTTGATTATGGAAATTTATATGGATTCAACTACCAAAGAATACAAAGGCAGGATTGTCAACTGCGTCAACCTAATTGATATTGGTAAGAAACGAAAAACGCCCATGCAAACCCCAGACCAGATTCAGTATTTGAAGGAGCTTATTCTTGCATACAACGGAGACGCTCCTGACTATGAAAATATTGAAGCAATTATGATAGATGCTGGTTCTGGTGGTGGCGGTGTTAACATTGCTGACTACCTGATGGAAGATTGGGTTGACGATAGAGGTAGAACTCATCGTGGCTTAATTGATAAAGAGTACAGCGCAGATTATGTGTCCAAATATCCTAATGCTATTGATAAGGTAAGGCTAATGTCTCCTTCTCAGTTTAAGTCAATGATGTGCGAGGCGCTTATTGAAATGATGAATATGGACTTAATTAGTTTAACGACGGATTATGACCATAAGGGATATTTGACAATATTTGAAACCGATGAAAAAGAATTGAATAAAGAAAAGAAAAAGATTGAAGAAGAATTAAGAAAACAAAAGGTGCCTGAGGATGAAATTCCTATAAGAGCACGAGAGATGCTTAAGGACGCATCTTGTGTAAAAACCAAAATGGTTAAATTAGATCCTTATCAGGAAATTGCGTTGAGCAATATAGATGCTCTTAAAGAAGAGATGGTTAATATTGTTCGTAAAAAGCGTGATAGTGGTAAGGATTCTTTTGATTTAATACCAGAAAAACAAAATAAATTACATGATGACCGTTTTTATTGTGCTTGTTTGGCAGCTTATTGGTTGTCGGAAAGGCGTAGAGAAACCATTACAAAAAGAAAAGACATCGGAGATTTAGACCAATTCTTCGAATTCAAGCGTCCAAAAGCGACGCACAGTTATTTTAATCGCTAAAGAAAGGAGGATAAACATATGGCAGAGAATAATAAACTCACCAAAGAACAAGTTGCTAATCTTAAATTTACAGAACTTGTCGATAATATGAAACAGTTTGCCAAGATGATAGATGACATCTTGCCATTGACTGATTTGGCATCTAACTCTACAAAGACATGGACCGTGTTTAATAAAGAAACATTGCGTTCATATATGCAAAACCCTTACGCATCAAGTTCACAAACTTCTTTGCGTAATTTGGCAAAGTTTTTATACACATTGTCGTTTCCGTTAAGAAGAATTGTAAATTATTTTGCCAGCCTTCCTGACTTTAGTGCTTATAAGGTGAATTTAGATTTTAGTTTAATTGAGGAGAATGATGAAGAGTCGTTGCTTCAGGACTATGAAAATGCTTGCAGATTTGTTCGTAAAATGAATCTTGCACTAAATATGTTTAAGCTTTTGGTTATAGCATGGCGCGAAGGTATTGTTTATTTTCAGCCGTACCAAGATGATGATGGAACAATGCTTTTGTTGCCATTAGATTCTCAATATTGCAAAGTAAGTTCTGTTGGATATAATGGGTTGCTACATGTGGCATTTGACTTTACATTCTTCCGTGGCACAAATGCATTTTTTCTTGAAATATGGGATAAGGAATATAAACAAAAATACAACAAGTTTGAGGGAGACTCTACTCTACGCTGGCAAGAGCTTGAAACGGCAAGAGCATTTAAGATTGATATAGCAGATACGGATTTGATTATTAGTCCGTTTGCGTCATTGTTTGAAGGTTTGATTGATCTTGTTGACTTGCAGGCATTGATTGCAGTCAAAGATTCTTTGGATATTTATAAACTTTTGGTTATGAAGATTCCGTTGCTTAATAGTAAAAATCCAGATGACATGGCAATCAACTTAAATCTTGCTAAGAAGTTCTATGCTCAGGCACTTGAATCTCTTCCTCCAGAAATAGGATGTATACTTTCTCCCGGTATGGATGTTGATAGCGTGTCGTTTGACAAAAATGCAACTTCTGACACAAATGCCGTTGCGGACAGCTATCAGAACCTTATGGAGCAAACAGGTATTAGTCAGATATTTGACTCAAGCCGTCTAACCGGAGCAAGCTCCGTTAAGATGAGTATGTTGGCGGATGCGATGATGGCAACAAAGGGTATTATGGAACAGGTCGCAGCATTTGTTAATGAGCGCATCCAAATGGAGTATCCAAACTCTATGGCGTATATTAAATTTATTGATGTAAACGCATATACTCGTGATGATAGAATTGCGCAAATTGAAAAGGCAGCAAACTCTGGACTTCCTGTAAAGCAAGAATATATGACTTTGCTTGGGTACGATCCTATAGAGGCTATTGCTTCAGATTGGATTGAGACTAAGCTTGGATTATCTGTGACGAGATTTATTAATCCTCTTGTAAGTTCTCATACTCAAACTAGCGGTTCATCCAATACAGGAGGAGCACCAACAAAAGAAGATGGTGACCTTACTGATGATGGTGCGGCTAGTCGAGATAAGAGAGACGCAGTTGGATAAAACGAGGTGAATATTATGGATAAGAAATTTATTAAAACTACTGATACCGAAACCGCAAATAAGTTGCTTGCATTAAATTTTAAACTTATTTCGCATATCGGAAGTATATATACATTTTTAAACGAGAAACCAACTAATTTAAATTTTGATGCGATAGACAAGAAAATGGTTGTATATGATGATAAGTTAAGTCTGTGATCTCCTTTCGGAGTACACATATTTATTATTTGAGAAAGGAGGATGATACAGATGGCGAGAAAATTTTATACATTGGATGACCTGTATAATTTCTGTAGAGAGAATCGTTTTGAATCTTTTAGTTCTGAAAAGCAAGGTGCACCATTAGTTGTGCAATCTTTTGGTACATTCGAGGCAGATAGTAAGAATACTGATGGTTTGATGTCTGTTAAACTTAAGTCGTGTCATACTGGGAAAAACAGAAACAAATCTGGGATTACCGATGACAATATGAATAAGTATAAATACACCTTTAAGGGCCGACCTATTCTTGGAGCCATTTACAAGACTGATACTGGCGAGTACGAATTTCGTGCTCACGATATGAAAGTTATTGATGATGGTGAAGACATCGAATATATTGAGCAACCAATTGGCGTTATATCTCAGACCGAAGAGCCTTATCTTGAGTTTGATGAGAAGGAAGATAAAAACTATCTTATGGTTAGTGGAACAATCTTCTCGGATTATTCTAAGGCTGCAGAAATTCTTGAGAGACGCAGAACTTGTAAGTGCTCCGTGGAAATTGCCGTGGAGGAGTTGAGTTACAACTGCGATGAAGATTATTTATCTATTGACAAGTTTAGATTTTCAGGTGTGACCATTCTCGGATACGAGCAAGATGGCGTGACAGAAATTCAGGAAGGTATGAAGGGCAGTAAGATTACTATTGACGACTTTAGTGAAAAGAAGAATAGTATGTTTTCTGCCGACTGCCAAACAAAATTGATTGAGACGCTGGAAAAGCTCAATATGACGCTTGAAAGTTTCAATAATAAAAATCAGAATTCAGAGAAAGGAGGAGAAAAAGTTATGAACAAGTTTGAAGAATTACTTGCTAAATATGGCAAGACTGCTGACGAAGTAACTTTTGAGTACGAAAATCTCTCTGATGAAGAACTTGAAGTTGCTTTCAAGGAAGCGTTTGAAGAAGTAGAGGAAGAATCCGAAGTCGTTGTCGAAGAGACGGTGGTTGAGGAAGAGTCTGAAGTCGTTGTTGTTGAAGAGTCTGCTGAAGATGTAGTTGAAGAAGTTGTTGAAGAAGAGTCCGTTGAGGAAGTTATTGAACAACCCGAAGAAAAGTTTGTGCTGAAGTACGAACTTAGTCATGATGATATTCGATCTGCACTTTATAGTCTTTTGGCTGCAACATCTGAGGATAATTATTATTACGCTTGGATTCTCGAAGTGTATGATGATAAGTTTATTTATCAGGATTATATGGAAGGTAAATTCTACAGACAGGACTACTCCAAGGATGGCGAAAATGTTGCTCTTGGCGAGAACAAAGTTGAAGTATTTAATGAGTGGCTTTCTAAGGCAGAAAAGGATGCTCTTGATGCACTGAAGGCGGATTATACCGCACTTAAGGAATTTAAGAACAATTATGACGTAGCCGAACTTAAGGCTCAGAAAGATGCTATTTTTGCAAGAGAAGAGTATTCTTCTATTGTAGAAACCAAAGCATTCAAGAAACTTATTGAAGATTCCGCAAACTACACTCTTGAAGAGTGCGAGCAGAAAGCAAACAAGATTCTCGATGACTGCAATGATTACATTGCTAATTTTGCGGCAAAGAATAATGAAACCAATAAACCCAAGACTCTTGGTCTGAACTTTAACGCAAAGCCTAGCAAGAAGAAAACCGCATATGGCGGACTTTTTGATAAGGACGAATAATTTTCAAACATTTTAGCGACTATGAGCAGTCGCTTTTTTGTTATACAAAAACATTTATTTAAAATTCAAGAAAGGAATGGATTAAAATTATGGCTCAGGATATGAATTTAGACGTAAAGCACATTGTTGCTGAATCCACCAACATTCTTAGCACTAACTTTGGTGGCGGTCACATCTATAGCATCACTATCGGTGAGGATATGGATAATGGCCTTATTGTTTGCAGAGATGCTTATCTCGGCGACGAAACTTGGTCCGCAAAGGACTATGTTGCAGGAGAGGAACCCTTGTTCCTGCTTGCACCCCCTGTTGTTCCCTTTACTCAGCTTAAGGGTTATGCAGATGAGGACAGATTTTACAACAAGAACGGCGACAGAGTTCGCGCATACACTCTTCGTGTAGGTGACAGAGTTTCTCTTTCTGAGAACGCTTTTGACGCTGCTCCCGCTGTTGGTAACTATGTAACTTATGACGCTGCTGCAAAGCAGTATGTTGTTGGCGAAGTTGCTACCGACAAGTTCTGTGCTCAGGTTCTTTCTAAGATTGTACGTAGCAACCTTGTTATGTACAAGCTTCAGGTAGTAAGCCTTTAATTTTGAAGAAAGGAGATAAAGAATATGGCTAACTTAATGACTTTTGACGCAAATGTGCGTGAGATTTTCGAAAACAACGAAACTAAGTTTGTAGCATTTAATAAGCTTATGGTTGACACTTCCGTTAATAAGTTCGAGGAAGGTATTACCGCCGAGGACGCAAACGCAAAGATTAGAAAGGTATTTAGACAGGCTATCGGTGTGTCCGAGAACGCTTCCAAGCAGGACATCCGTAAGGCTATGAAGAAGAGAGCAAACCTTCAGACCCTGTTCGATCTGATTGAGGAGCTCGTTCCTAACCTTCTTAAGACCGGTTGGGCAGATAACCCCTTCTTCAGAGAGTTTGTTGAGGAGCGTTACCTTGATGACGGTGACCAGAACATCTTCTATGCAGAGGATAACTCTATCCTTACTGTATCTAAGGTATCTGGATCTCAGTGGGATCTTGACAGACAGAGACTCGGCAAGGGCTCTAGCTTCTCTATCGAGACTTCCGAGTACGGTATCGCTATCTATAGTGAGTACGAGAAGCTTCTGACTGGTCTTGAGGACTTCGCAACCTTCATTACCAAGATTTACGAGGCTATTGACAGATTCGTAAACGAGGCTATTTATCAGGCTCTTCTGACTGCAGCAGAGAAGCTTCCCGGCGGTGCTTCTGGTTCTGGTCAGTGGGTAAAGACTGGTGCTCTTGAGGACAACACTAGAGCAACCCTTGTTCAGCTCGTTGAGGATGTTCAGATGGCTACTGGCGCAGGCGAGGTAGTTATTATGGGTACTAAGGCTGCTCTTTCTAAGGTTACTGGCCTTCAGAATGTTGAGTGGATTACTGAGGATATGAAGAAGGAGCGTCACACTACTGGTAAGATTGGTATGTGGGAAGGCATCCGTCTTGTAGAAATCAAGCAGGGCTTCGCTCTTAATGATACCACTAATAAGCTCGTTGATGACAAGAGACTCTTCATTATGCCTATGATGGACAACAAGTTCATCAAGCTTGTTCACGCTGGTGAAGACTCTATGAGAGAGGTTCAGGACAAGACTCTTAACCAGGATATGAC